TCACCGTCCAGTTTCAGTGGCGCACTAAACGCCACTGCTGTTACAAACACTATTATTACACCTAATCGTACATATACGCTAGGTGCCGGTAACAGTGGACGAGTTATGTTTACTAGCGTAATGATTGACGGTTCCACATTTATGTACTCTAAAAATGGCGGTGCTTATGTGGGCATCACAGAGGGCTTAATAATTACGCTAGCTAACACTGACACGCTTAACTTGCGTGGTCAAAGTATGACTCCCGCTGGTACAAGTAATAGTTGTGATGTCTACGATTACGACACTGGTATATTGCTAGATAGCGCCTTTGTTACGAGGAGTTAATATGCTTATTAGATTAGTTGCAGGAGCTATCGCTAGTGATGAACCACTGGGAGCTCCAGGTACAGTAAGTATTAGTAATGGCTCATCTACAGGTAGATACGGTCTTACTGCTGGGTTTATTTTCAGCAGCACCGGTGATTTCTACAAGTACTTTAATGGTACTCCTGTAGTGACTAGCAGCTGGTTAACACCGGCTACTAATATGGGTGATTATGAAATTCGTGCTACATTGAACAGCGGTACTACACCCGACGTAGGTACACTTGCTACCTGGGAAGCGCTAAGCACCACCCGCGAGTGGACTCTAACGTCTGCAGGCAGTTCTGTTTCGTGTGAACTGTTTATTGAAATTCGCTGGACCGGGAACAATGTAGTTCAGGACTCAGCGACATATACATTAACAGCCACGGCTGGCACCCCAGGCGGTGGCAATAACCCTCCGGACCCGCCGTGATGACCACAACAACTGAGGAAATTATGGACGCCGACTACAAGACAAAAGTTCTCGTTAAAGAGACGGTGCGAGAAACACTTCTTGCCATGGGTATTAATGTTACTGACCCTGACGAGATGATTGCTCACCAGAAAGACCAAGCCTATCTACGGTCGGCTCGTCTAACGAAAGAAGCAATGCTAAAAGATACTGGACAACACTTTATCAATGTGATAGTATCTGGCCTAGTTTCGGCTTTGTTTTCAGCTGCTACAATTATTTACTTTATGCTTCAAGTTAGGTAAGGGTTTACAATGAAACTGTTTATTCGTTCTAAAGTTAATGGTATGATCTTTGACTGGAGTGACTCTCTTGCTAAGAACCCTAATGCTGAAGTAATCAGCGAGAGTGAAGCATATCCGGAACGTTTTATCCCTGAAACCTTTAAGGACTATACTCCTAAGGTTGAGATTAAAATCCCAGAGGCAATCGTTACGCCACCCAACGAAGCACCTCTTGCTCTTCGCGAAGAAGCGACGCGTCGCTTTTCTAAGCCGAAGACAAACAAAATTAACGCACCATCCGCAGACATTACTGGGCTGGTTAAAGGGGACTTCTAATGACACCACAAGAGGTCATTACACAAGCTCGAGTGCTGATCAACGACGACAACGTGTTGATGCCTGAGCGCTATTCAGATACTGAACTGCTTGGTTTTGTTAACCAAGCTATCAAGCGCGCCGCTATGGTTCGCCCAGACCTCTTTATCATTAGTAACGAAATTACTCCTACTGCTGACCAAGTTGAACAAGAGCTACCGACCAGCGTAACGCGCATTATGGAAGTGCATCGTGTCGTTGGTGGCGGGGCTATTGGCGAAGTAGATAAGGAAACGATGGATAGATCAGCACCTGATTGGACCATAGAGGACTCCGGGACCCCTGTGAATTGGATGCGCCATCCACGTAATCCCCGCCGGTATTTCCTTTATCCTGCTCCGTCTACGGGTACTGAGCTCAGTGTAGAATACATTGAGGTGCCCGACGATTATGGTCTTAGTGACACGATGATTCTAGCAGACAGCTACCGCTCTGCTATTGTCGATTGCGTGGTGTATCTAGCCGAAGTGGTTGACAACGAGAGTGTAGAAACAGAACGAGCGAAAGCCTTCTATACTTCATTCTTGCAGTCCCTAGGTGCTGATATGTCACAACGCGAAGTTGTTGATAATGAAAGCGGTAAGCCTGATCAACGTAGAGGTAATAATGGCTAATCGTGCTTTCTCTTCGATTGCTAACCGAGTTGAAGCATTGGCTCCGTCAGTGCCGCGTCCAACTGCAATCGAACACATTTTGTTTGCTGCGCGTATCGCATGTGAGAAGACTCTGGCATGGCGCTACGTACCGCCGAAGAACCAGCTTCTTCCCGGCGTGTATGAGTACGCATTTGACGTGCCAACCACATCTGAAGTCGAGCATATGTTTGGCTTCTCCATGAATGATCGTCCACTGGATATGATCAATCTGGATGTTGCTATTTCGCAATACCCGGAATGGGCTGACTACCTCAGCGGGGAAGATGCTGAAGAACTGTGGAGTGAGACTCCCGGTGGCTATCTTGGTGCAAGTGAATACAATGAAGACGTCTTTAATCCGACGTCTGATTTTGTTCTACCAGACTCTGTTGTTGCAGATGCCTCGCGTCCCCGAGCTGTTACGATGGTATCACCACAACGTTATGTTGTGCTTCCACTGCCAGACGGCGAAGAAACATATATGGCTCGTATGTGGCTGGCTCTGAAGCCGCTGCGTACCGCTACTGAAATGGATGAGCATGCGTTCAACGAACTCGAAGACTTGTTTGTCTGGGGTGCGCTTGAAAGCCTCTTCTCAATGCCGGGAAAACCATGGACCAATCCGGAGTACGCCATTCACTATGGTGCTAAGTTCCGCGAAGGATACCTCGAGAAACGGCGTCGTGCTAATATTGGACATGTTCGCGGGCCTATGAGCGCTCGCAGTGTGCCATGGCTTTAAGGATATACCATGGGTGTTAAGTTTAAAAACAACGCAGCTAGCACACTAGACGCCGCAATCAGCGGTAGTGATGTTGGCCTTACCGTAGCTTACGGTGATGGCTCGCTGTTCCCTGCTGCAGGTGCAGGTGATTATTTCTATATGACAATTGAAAGCACCGAAGGTGACTATGAGATTGTTAAGGTTACGGCACGTTCTGGCGATAGCATGACTATCGTTCGTGCACAAGAAAGCACAACCGCTCGCGCATTTACTGCTGGCGCACTGTGTGAACTTCGTGTTACAAACCAGGGCTTGCTAGATAAGTTCCTAGAAGACAACCTTGCTGCTGGCTCAGTTGCTCTAAGTAAGCTTGCTGACGTTGCAACGGATACTGTGCTTGGCCGTACGGCTAGCGGCACCGGTGCTGTCTCAGCACTGTCTGCTTCTGATGTACTTGATATGATTGGGTCCACGCGCGGGCAGATTCTGTACCGTGGCGCTTCTACATGGGGCGCACTAGGCGTGGGTACTGCAGGACAAGTCCTGCAATCCGGCGGAGCTGGAGCCGACCCTTCCTGGGCTACCGGAATTCTTGTCACAGATGGTGACAAAGGCAGTATTACTGTCTCTAGCTCAGGTACAGTTTGGACACTTGACGACGCTGCGGTATCGCTGGCAAAGCTAGCCAACCTTAATCAATACGAAATTATTGGACGTACGTCATCCGGTGCAGGTGTGCCGCAAGCTAAGGCTACTAGCGCAGACGTCTGGGCGATGCTCGGTTCCGCTAATAATGCCGCTATCCGTAGCAACATTGGCCTCGACACTATGGCCACCCAAGCTGCTGGCTCAGTCGCTATCACCGGTGGCTCTATTACCAGCGTGTCAACTTTGCACGGTACTGCTAAGGCATCCACTAACACTACTGGTACGCTCGCTCTTGCAGACGCAGATTGCATTTGCTTTATGACGGGTAACGTTACCCTTAACGGCGGTGTATTCTCAGCGCGGCAAGCATTTTTGTTTTACGCAGGCTCCTCATCGCGTACAATTACACAAGGTACCAGCATGACACTCCGCCTCGGCGGTACGGCTACTACCGGTGATCGTACCTTGGCAGCTTACACTGTTGCTGCTGCTATCGTTGTTGACACCAATACGATCATCATCACAGGTGCGGGAGTTACTTAATGTTTAAAGCTATTGGTGCTTTTCTTCAACCGTACATGACGTGGATTATTGGCGGAGCAATTGCTCTTGCAATTGGCGCGTTTGGTGTGCTATACGTAGATAATGTTACGACACACAGCAGACTTGAAAGTGTACAGAACGAACTGAAAGCAGCTAATATGCTTGTTGAAGGCCAGCGCCGCGCAATCGCCGCGATGGATGAAGTAAGAGAATATCGAAACGAAACAAACAATATGCTTAGGCAACTTAGCAGACGTATGAGGGAGACCGAAGGTGCTAATGAACAAGTTCCGCCCGCTGTTGCTAGCGTTTGGGCTGATGGCATTGACTGCCTGCGCGCACACAATTGTGATACCGCAAGACCTGAAAACGTGCCAAGTCCCTGAGCGTCCAGCGGCTGAAGGACTCACCGCCGGTGAGCTCGCCGACTTTTCACACGAACAAGAAGCTGCATTGCAAACATGCCAACAGCAGCTCACACGAGTTTCTAACCTGATTGAAAACTAAATGGCCGGACTAAAGATTGATCAGTTTAAAGGCGTAGCCCCCAAGATTGCCCCTGAGCTCTTGGCGGACGGTCTTGCCCAAATTGCAAGAAATGCCAAGTTAGACTCCGGCAATATCATTCCATATCCTGAACCTGTTGTTGTGGGTACATCCGGTCGTACTGGTACGACGCGGACTATCTATCCGCTTACCAATCCGGATACAAATGATCTTGTCTGGCTATCATGGGAGAATGATGTAGATGTAGCAACGCCTGCGTTCGAGCCAGTGGTGACGGAACAACGCATATATTACACCGGCGACGGTGTACCTAAAGTTACGACGTATGATCTAGCGACATCTGGGTCCGCGCCGTATCCGTATGACTACTACGAACTGGGACTCCCTCTCCCGGATAGCAAGCTGACAACGACGGCTACCACGTATACTTCGCGTGGTATTATCAGCGTCGCTCGTGACTCGGGTGGCATTGTCACCTTCGAGACGTCTACTAATCACGACCTTCGCAATGGTATGGTTGCAGCTATTAAAGGCTTTACGTACTATGCAGCGACTTATAGTCGATCTGGCACTACAGTTACAGTCACTCTTAACAACCATGGCATCGTCAACGGAAGTACAGTTTTTATCAATATCACTTCTGGCGATGCTACTTCTGGGGCTTACACAGTTTCCAGTGCTACAACGAATACGTTTCAGTACACGGAAACGGAATCAGGTTCAACCTCAGGTAACCTCAAAATTGACACTCGTGCCTTCAACACCACAGGTTCAGAGGTCATCGTCGTCGATGACACAACCTTTAAAATGTTCCTCCCAGGCTTTGAACAAGCTGAGTACGCCGCCACAGGTGGCATGCTTGAACTCGGAGGTCAAACCTACGCGCGTACGTACGTCTACACGTGGTTCACGCCGTGGGGTGAAGAGAGCATAGCGTCTGATCCATCTGATGACTTGATCATTAAAGAAGGCCAAGTTGTTACAGTAACTGGACTACCTACTGCACCGCCGCTTGAGCCTACAAAGAATTTTATTCGCGGTATAAAACTGTACCGCACGCTTGCAGGCTTTCAAGAGACAGATTTCTATCTGTTGCGTACATTATGGTTTCCGCAGAATACGGCAACCGTACAGCGCGTCGGTGACATTGTTACTGTTACAATGCAAGAACCGCACAACTTCCTAGTTGATGATAGGTTCAAACTTACAGGATGTACTAATGCCTCAATCGACATCACAGACGGAATTGTTACTGACACGCCCGATGCGTACACATTTTCTTTCGTATCTGCTGGCACCGCTATCGCTAGTACTAGCGACACTACTGGCGTTTTGTACCATGACGTATCTGAAGTCCCCGATAAGGACGACGCCCGGTACTGGGGAGACGGTGGTGATTTCTCTTTCCTCGACGACTTCAACTCCAAGAAACTAACTGACAACTTGGTGTCCGATGAGTGGATCGCTCCGCCCGAAGACCTCCAGGGTTTGACCGTTATCCAGAATAACATCCTCGCTGGCTTCGTTAGAAATTCGCTGTATCTCAGTGAACCTGATGAACCGCACGCATGGCCGGAAGCTAACATCAGAGTACTCGATGTTAACATTGTAGCCATTCGCGCTATCAGCGGCACAGGCGCTATTATCCTTACCGAGAGAAATCCATATCTGCTTAGCGGCTATGACCCTGCCACTATGACACTACAGAAGATTGATGCACTTTATCCATGTGTGTCAGCTCGAGGCGCTGTATCCATGGGCTATGGTGTGTTGTATCCTAGCTATGAAGGCTTGGTGCTATACGCTCCGGGTAGCAGTATAAAGCTGGCTACCTCACCGGTGTACAATGCTGACACTTGGGCACAGGACTTTGACCCTACTTCTTTTGTAGGCGTGTATTACGATAATAATTACTTCACGTCGCACACCGATGGTTCGTTTGTCTACATGTTTAGCTCAAATGATGGTGGGTCTTTCGTGAACTGCGATACCATATTTACTGCAGCGTATAATGATGCAGTTAATGGTAAGGTATATCTTGCTAGCGGTACAGCCGGTGATATCTACCAATGGGATAATCCTACTCAGCCCCTGCAAACTGCGGAGTGGAAGTCCAAAGTCTATCTCGCGCAAAACTATAGTAATATTGGTGCGGCTAGAGTTAAGGCTGATTACACAGATAACCCAGATATCACCTTTACGGTATGGGCAAATGGTGTGCAGATTTACTCTAACCCAGTTTACAATGACGAAATTTTTCGCTTGCCAAGAGGGTACAGAACTGATACATATGAGTTCTCAGTAGAAGGAAATGCACGGATTCGGGCTATCCATCTAGCACAAACTCCTATTGGCTTAAAGGACGTCTAATATGGGAAAGAAACTCAACGTACCAAGCATTACTGGTTTGGATACAGGCAACCTTTCTTATGGTGTTAACGTCTACCTACAATCGGTACAAGATGCTCTAAATGTAATAGACTCAAGTACAGTGTATAAAGACAGTGTTACTGTTAATATCACTAACCCTAGACTACGTGCCATCTCAGCTCAGGGACAAGCATTCTCTGTAAGTGGTACATCTCTAGCATCCGGTGATGACTACGCTGCGCTTGTAAGTAATGTAAAGACAATGCTTGAAGACTTAAATCTATTGCGCCAGCAAGTTGCCGATCTAGTAAACCAAATTAAAGGTACTTAATATGCCAAGCCCTATGAGCTTAATTGACCCTAATAGTCCACAAGTACAAGCCCTTATGGCTCGTAACCCCAACGGCGTTTTCGCTTCAATGCTGAAGAATGCCTGGGCAAGAAACGGAACTGGTCCGTCTAACAACGTTGCAGGTTCCAACAATGCTGGTGGTATGAGTACTACTCCTAATGGAATCCCTTCTATCACAGCACCGTCGTTTAGCCGATATACAGGTGGCAACATGACGGGTCAGCTCGTTGACGCAACCGGCACATATAGCCGTGGCAGAAACTCGTCGTTCTCGTTCTCTGGCGGCGACCAAGGTGCCAACAATAACAACGGTATGTTTAGTAATGGATCAATTGCTAGCTTTGCTGCGGGTGGTATGATGACCGAGCAAGGCACTGCTGTTCGTCCAGGCGAGATGATGGGAAACACGACACCTGCTGCAGGAACTGGTAGGACTCTTCCGTCCGCTCGGTTTAAGGTTGATGCGCAAGCACCAATAATGCCTCCTGTTCAAAGACCAGCAGACCCTCAGCTTGGAGTAACTCCAGATGCTGAGCTAACTCCGCAAATGATTGACCAGGAAGCTGCTCGGTTTGTTCAAGAACATCCTGAAGAAGC